GGTGATGGCTACCCTTTGTCTAATGATAAACAACCTTTGAAAGTGGGTGGGGAAGCATCTATAATAAATGTTTCCTCACCTACACCTGATGGTAGTGTTGATGGCGAAGTTGAAGTCAAAGGCAAACTAAAAGCCAAAGACACAATAATACAAGGTAATTTAAAAGCATTTACAGATGACGATACAACTGCTCAGTTTGTATTTGAATCTAGGCAAGGTGCAAATAATAGATTTGATGTTAGAGCAGCAGCAAACACAAGGTCTGCAATTAGAATATTTAATAATCAAGGTTATTTTGAATTAAGACGTGATTCAAACGCTACCTCATTACAATTTACAGATGGTACTAATACACCTTTAACACTTGATGGCGATAATGTAGAGTTTACTAATCTTACTGATGGCTCTATAACAATAGATAGTTTTGTAGATGAAGATAATATGTCGTCAAATTCGGCAACAACAATCAGTAAAAGCCTATGTAGATAACGAAGTAGCAGGATTAGTAGATTCTGCACCTGCAACACTAGATACACTTAACGAACTTGCTGCTGCACTTAATGATGATGCTAACTTTGCTACTACTATTACTAATAGTATAGCAACTAAAGTAGGATTAACAGGTGATGAAACAGTAGCAGGACATAAAACATTTAGTGATGATTTAAAATTAACAGGTGCACCTTCAGACCCTAATGCAGATGATATAGTTTGTTTAGGAGAAGAATCAAATGCTTTAAGAATACAATCAAATGATGGATATATTAGAATAGGTGCAGAAAGTTCAAGTTGGGCACACATAAGAACTGATAGAAGTAATTTTTATTTTAATACTAATGTTGTAGTAGATGGTGGAACTGTATCATCTTATGATGAAGATTTAATACTTCGTAGAGACTACAATGATACTACTTACAATCAAATTACAATAGGTGATGATACATTAGATATTAAACTTGATAACACATCTCGTTTAGCAATAGATGGTGATGGACAAGTAGATTTATCAGGTGATTTAATGCTTCGTGGTGAAGGTGGAATATTTATAGAAAATAGTGCTACAGGTAATGGTGGTAGTATTATTCAACCTGCAGGTGGTATGTATAGAACATCAAGCAATACTCATACA